AACAAACAATTACTTTATATGGTGCAAGAAAATTGGAGCAATATATAATAGAGCTTCTTGGAGAATTGATTGCAGATTATTTTGAAAGACTCAGCAGGAATTTTTGTAATAAAAATCTTAGAAGTAATAGAAATGTTGTTATTGATTGGGAAAATGATGAATTTTCTATTAAAAAAAGTTTTGAGAATTCGGCTTCGGCATGATATGGAATAAATATCAATGAGAACCAGAGATCCCCCTAGGAGTATTATATGAATCACAAGTTGAAGAGTGTAAAGTTTCCTGTGTCTCCTCCAAGGACACAACAGGAATTAAACGAAATTATTGAAGCATTTAAGGCACAAGGTGCCTCAGAAGTTGTTATTAAACAACTGGAACAAAAAACAAAGTTTCATGAAAAGGTAAAGTTTTTGAGATTTATGGGTGTAATAGGAGAAAAAAGATGAATAATTTGAAAATTCCAGAGAATTTTAAATTCAAATATTCAGAATTGGAGATTTTGAATCTCCTTTTGAAACATATTATGGAAACGTATGATGCACATTATACATTTGCTGACAAGAAGCAGGCTATTGATTTGTTTTATGAAATTGATCATAGTGTAGCTACAACGTATTGTTTCAGTAATGCGCTCAAGTATTTATTCAGATATGGAAAAAAGGAAGGTAAAAATATGAAAGACCTTCTGAAAGCGGCTCATTGCATAATGATGCTTATTCATTTTGAATTTTTTATGAAAAATGCAGATGAAGATGAAGATAGTAATTGAACAGGAAAACGCGATTTTTGCCAAGATTATTGGCCCGTTTGATCTGATTCATGAAATATCAGACTATTTTACGTTTGAAGTTCCGTCTGCAAACTTTATCAAGAAACGGGCCAATATGCATTCTTGGGACGGGAAAATCCGTCTCTTGAAAAGATACAAATATTTATATGTTGGTCTAATACCAGAATTGCTCAGATTTCTGGAGCGGAGAGGAGGTGTTGAAGCTACAGTAAATCTTGATAAATTTTACAAAATTCATAATTATAATGAAGAATATGTTTCTTCTTGGATCAAAGATGAATTTGGACTGCCGGAAAAATTTGTCTTGAGGGATTATCAACGCGCTATTATTGAAAATGGAATTCAGGAAAAGCGGGCAGTATTTCTTTCTGCTACTTCATCAGGAAAATCTCTTTGCATTTATGGATTGACAAAATTTTGGTTTGATCATCTGGAAGAGCCAAAAATTTTGATCATTGTTCCATCTATCAATCTGGTAACACAGCTTAATTCAAATTTTTTGGAATATGGATGGAAATACCCGGATTTGATCAGTCAATATTATTATGATTCTCCATTAAAAAGCGTTAATAATCCGATTATTATCAGCACATGGCAAAGCGCTTGTAAATGGAGCCGTAATGTTTTAAGTCAATTTAACGTTGTAATTTTTGATGAAGTTCACGTTGCAAAAGCCAAAGAAATCAGCAAATTTCTGGAATCTGTTAATGGTGCACACATTCGGTATGGGTTTACAGGAACTTTGGATGATGTACAAATGCATCATTTCATCATTGAAGGTCTTTTTGGGCCAAAACAGGAAATTATCAACATGAGTGAATTGATTGATCAGGGATTTGCTACACAATTGAAAGTGGTGCCTATTGCAATTAAACATAGTAATGTTGAAGAAAAGGGATTTTTTAAATACGCTGATGAAATCAGATACATTATTAACAATGAGCGAAGAAACAAGTTTTTGTTGACATTGGCCAGTACTTTGGAAGGAAATACCATGATTCTTTTTGGAAGAATTTCTCATGGTAAAACTTTGTATGATATGGCCAAGCGATTTTTTCCAGATAAAAAAGTATATCTGATTTATGGAGAAACAGACGGGGAATTGCGTGAACAAATACGCCGAGCAACCAATACCGATTTTTCTGGTAATACACTTATTATTGCATCTGTTCAGGTTTTTTCTGTTGGTGTTGACATTCCTACATCCAACCAAAAGCAAGATCAGGCTTTTTCAAAGTATTGGAAGAATTTTGAGAAAGCATACTATTAAGGAAGTTTGTAATTTTTATGATATTGGAGATGATTTCCGAACTGAAAATCAATATACTTGGCATCATTTCCTGAAGAGACTTCATTATTATATTTCTTCAGGATTTAAATTTAAAGTCAAAAAAATAGAACTATAAGGAGAACTTATGAATTTTGAAAAAAGAATTCCAACAAGTGTTGATGAAGCCATGATAGAACTTGACCGGAGAATCATGATTGCATACAGTGAATTGCAAACTTCCGGCAATCTTACAGAAAATGTCAATTTGAGGAAAATTGTTTATGATCTTTTGAAAGATTTTGAACAGGGATTGATTGCAAGAGACAAAGGAATTATAATCAAATCATCATGAAGCTTACACGTTTGGAATGTGCGGAAATTTTGACAGATCTTTCTTTCAGGCTTTCCCGGTTTAAAGTGTCACAACCGGGAAAGCTGTACAATTTCAGATGTCCTTTTTGTGGAGATTCAAAGAAATCTCCCAACAAGGCTCGTGGTTACGTTTATGAAGTTATTGACAAAAATATACTGGCTTACAAGTGTCATAATTGCGGACTTTCATTATCTTTTGAAAAATTTGTAAAGCTTCTGGATGAAGAGTATTATCAGAAGCTTTTATATTCAAAATTCGGAATTAAAAATCAAGAAGACCAAAACACTGAAACAAATAAGTCTGAAACTGACACAAAAACATTGAAAGAAGAAGAAACACGATCAAAATCTGAGTTAGAACAGTATTGTGTTCCTTTAAAAACATTAATAAATTCTTTTCCAGATCATGCAGCCGTGCGGTATGTTGAGCAGAGAAAACTGCCTGAATCTTCATATGATTATTTATATTACACAGATAATATGAAAAAGTTTGCCACACAATTTTATCCAGATTTTGAAAAATCATGTGGAGAAGATGCCCGCATCATTCTTCCGTTTTTTATGGAAGATGGAGAATCCTTTTCGTATCTTCAGGCACGGGCAATAACACAATCCAAAGTCTCTTATTATTCAATGTTTGTTGTTAACAGAAGATCTTTAAGATCAAGAATTTACGGATTATATAAAAACCCGTCCCGGTATGACCGGATTTTTGTTGTAGAGGGGCCTATAGATTCTCTTTTTGTTCCTAATGCAATTGCTGTTGGTGGTTCCTCACTTGAAGAAGCACTTGATCTTTTTGACGAAAAAAAGTTGATCTTTGTTTTTGATAATGAACCAGAAAACAGAGAAATTATGAAGAAAATGAGAAAAATTATTGCCATGAAACTGAATGTTGTTATCTGGCCTGAAGGACTGAAAAAGTATGGTAAAGATATCAATGATCTTGTCAAATCCGGGTTTAGCCCGGATGAAGTTGTAAAAATACTTAATGAAAATGTTTATTCCGGGTTGGAAGCAGAATTAATGTTTGGGAGGGTATACGCATGAAATATCTTTTGTTCAAAACAGTTCCTGATTACAGAGTTAACCCTTGGCTTTTCTATTTTTCAGAAATGTTCAAGGAAAATGGTCTTTTAAGAAAATATCTGGCAAAGGTTCCACTTAAGGAAAAATATCCTTCAGATGTTTCTATTCACTTTCTGGACACAATTGAATTTGTCTTCAGAAGAAAAGATGAAAGTTTGGGAAGAGGATACGATAACGTAATTATTTTTCTTGATTGTATGGGTTCTTTATTACTGGAAAAAGAAACAGAAGAATTATTCAGAGAACGGGAATTTACTCACGATCTTGAAAGAATTGTTGTATATGAAAAGAAAAACAAAATTAGTAATGTTGTAATTCCAGATTTTTCATTGAGAAAAATTGAAGACCGTGTTATACTGGATGTAGTAGCGGATCTTGTTCCTGATCCATCATGGGGAGGGAACAAGGTTGTTTATTCAGATACGCCCGGAAAAGAAATTGTAGTAGTTGACGGTGCTGAAGAGTTTTGGAATGAAGACGAGGAGTGTTGATTATGAAATACTTATTGTTCAAAAAAGGTAATTATTCAATTAATCCCCTTGTGCTCATGTATAAAGAAATATTTTCCCCAAACGGAGCATTGAGAAAATATCTTCCTAAAATGAAAAAAAAGGACACAAGATCAATTTCTGAAATGCTGAAAGATCTGATTAAAGAAGAATATGTTGAAACATTTGAGTTTCAATTTAACGACTCCACAGAAGTCTCCGTTTTTCCACAATTTATGAACAATTCTAATTATGTACAATATGTACAAACAGTACAGCTATTTTGGTTAACAGATTGTAAAAGGGAAGGGAAATTTTTACATAGAATTAGTTATTACACAAAGGATGGAATAACCGTTATCAAGCTTTCTGATTTTGCGAAGAGAGTGGTATCGGATAGAGCAGTTCCTGATGAGGTTTCTGTCCTTGTTCCTGATCCATCATGTGGAGGCAACAAGGTTGTTTATTCAGATACGCCCGGAAAAGAAATTATAGTAGTTGACGGTGCTGAAGAGTTTTGGAATGGAGAAGAATAAAATGAATACTTGTGCTCTTGTTCTTGACAGAATTCCTCGTAACGCGGTTCATCCTCTGATTTTGTTTTACAGGGAAATTTTCAGTGAAGATGGAGCATTGCGGAAATATTTTTCAAAATTGAAAGAAAAAGATACAAGAACTGTCAGAGAATTGTGGAATGATTATTATAAAAATGATTGGGGAGAAGACTATGAAATGGTTTTGTTGAATTTTGATAATGGGCGTTCTCTTGTTATTGTCCCGGAATTTACAAATAACAAAAACTATATTAATCTTGTAATTCAAAAAAATCTGAAAAGTGTTCAAAATTCGTCGCTTGAATCTATTACAATCAAAAGAAAAAGTGGAGACACAACAATCAAAATTCCCGCTTTTGTAGACAATTTTTTCCCGAAAGAAATTGCAGAACTGGTTCCTTATCCGTTGTGGGGCAATGTTAACAGCAAATTTATTGTCTTACCAAAGCGTTGAATTTGTTGAGAAAATCAGCAAGAAATTCTTTTTTCAGAATTTTGATATTTCTGTGTTTCTCATTTTGTTCATGTTCAAGTTCATAGGATGTTCTGATTCTTCTTTTTAACGGATCTGTTGTCAGATATTGTTGATAGCTGACTTCTGTCCAGAAATTTTCTCCAACTTTGATAAAATATCTTGGCTGGTTTGCCACAGAAACAGATCCGTATTTGTCCAGAATGTATTGTGAAAATTCATAAGAATTCATGGGCCATTCAAAGTCCCGGTCAAATATTTTATTAACAAGCATGATTACCCAAGAATATGTGTAATCATCATAAAAATTCTGGGCAATCATTTCCAGCGTATCAGAATCCTGAATGCGGTAATCGTAGAAAATGGTCTTGTCTTTTATTGAAATTTCATCAAAAATTACCCTGATCGTAATATCTTGTGCAAGAAATTCTTTCCCGTTTTCTTTCCAGTACAAATAAGGAAAATACTCAAAATATTCCACCTTTAACCTCCTTCACGCACAATCGGGTAAGCAATTTCTTTCATAAACTTGTTTTTGTTCAACTCCTTGATTCTCTTCTTTGTCAGGATCTCGGTTTCAGTGAAGCTTAATCTCAGGTTTACACCAAGCGGCGTGCCGTCATGATGTGTAATAAAACCTTCTGAAGCCGGAGTATAATTTACTGACATGTCTGTAAGTACACAGGTTGATATTGCGAAAAGAAATTCATTTTCAAACACGCTGGCATTGGCAGATGTTTTTCCGCTTTCATCTTCATTGGCATTTATTCTGTAAAATTCAATATCAAAATCGGATGGAGAAATGAAAAATCTTCCTCCTGCCTGTTCCATTTCTTCAGGGTGCATATGATATTTGAATACTTCCACAATGTCATTAATCATTTGTGCCTCTTTCTGATTTCTTGGCATCATGGAGAAATCAAACGAGAATTTTCTGAAACCAAGACCATTAAAGAAAATTTGTTTAAACGGATTTAACGCAACACCAAATGCACCTAATCCGCCTCTTTTGGCAGTTTCCATCAGTTTATCAAAATCACTTCCGCCCAAAGCTTTCCCCAAATTTGTACCAAGAAGCAAACGTCCTTCTTTTGTAGTTACTGAACTCAATGCACCATAAAAGGATTGTTTTAAATCTCCTTTAATTACAGAAGACATAACAAAATCAAGATCAACTTCTTCATATTTTACAGAATAATTAACGTCCAGCTTTCCGGGAATAAACAATGCGATAGCGCCTGTTGTAACTGTTGTTTCGTTAACTCTTCTTGAAAAAACGGATGTATTATTTGCCGTTACAGTTCGTGGAGCAATCATTTCAACCCGCTTTCCGTTTGTATCATATACCTTTCGTCTGATTTTGACAGGGTTTTTCTGGCTTCCAACAAGCGCTTTTTGTTCATTAATAAAAAAAATCATAAAGTTTCCGCCCATTTTTTGGGCAAACAGATCTTCAGGAAATTGCAGATCAAAGTTCAAGCCAAGCTTGAAAAGCGATTCCTGATTCAAAAGATTTGCACTTATAATTTTTGCCATATACTCTATTTATAAATACTTTTGTGAAGAAAAAGAACGAATTTCGCTATATTCAGGGAAAATTTGTACCAAAAAATGTAAATAAATACAGGGGCAATCCAAACCAGATTTTTTTTCGTTCCCTTTGGGAATATCATTTGTTCAGGTGGCTGGACGGTTCTTCTGACGTGGAAGAGTGGGGATCAGAAACAGTTGTTATCCCGTATTTTAATCCGCTTGACAAGAAAATACACAGATATTTTGTTGACATTTATGCAAAAATTCGTGACAAGGATGGATTGCTCAGAAAATATCTTGTAGAAGTGAAACCTTACAAGGAAACTATCCGTCCGAAAGATGTCAGAATGGTGCCTAAATATATAACAAATATGTCAAAATGGAAAGCAGCAGAAGAATTTGCCAAAAAGAACGGAATGAGATTTATTTTGCTTACAGAGAAAGAGCTTTACGGGAAATAACAAAATATGCAATTTCAAAGTCCAAATAATATTGCTTCATTGCTTAAAAAAGACACACTTGTAAGTCCGAACAAATTTACTGTGACTTTTACGCGCTTGCCCAAATTTTTTTCTGCAATTGACAGAGAAATGTTGAAAGACCTGACCATTACAACTTATCAGGTTAATCTTCCGTCGCTGGATATTGTCGGAGACACATACCTTACTTATGGCGGTCTGCCTCCGATTGAAATTCCCAAAAAGCGCAGACAACAAGAAATAAGCATGGTTATTTACCTGACCACTTCTTTTGCACAGAGGAATTTTATTGAACATTGGCTATACAAGATTTCTGATTTTGAAACAAATAACGTCAATTATTTCAATGACATAACCGGAGAATTGAAGGTATGCGTTTATAACCAGACCGGAGACGTTGTTTATGATATTGATTTTCTGAACGTGTATCCGGCAGGAATTGAAACGCTCCGTCTCACTTGGCTTATTTCAGATGAGTGGGGAGAGCAATACGTTAATTTCAGATATGAAACTTTTCGTGTGAACAAGACACAATTTTCAAAAGATTTCTTCCAACATTTCGGAAAAACATACTAATATTAATAAAACAAGAGGAAAAAAATGGCGCTTCCAAAAATCAATCATCCTGTCTATCAGGAAATTATTCCATCCACCAAAGAAACTGTGTGGATCAGACCTTATCTTGTAAAAGAGCAAAAAATTCTCCAAACCCTTGGAGAAAGCAAGAATGCAACAGAAATTTTCCAAAATATGAAAAATCTTGTTGTGTCTTGCATTGAAAAGGGCAATTATGATCCAGACAAACTGACTGTATATGACGTGTTGTGGCTCATGCTCAAGTTGCGGGCAGTTTCTGTGGGAGAAGATGTTGAGCAGATATATATTTGTAAAACAGAAAAAAATGGTGAACCTTGTGGTGAAACAATTCGGATCAAGTACAAGATTTCTGATGTGAAATACAAGGAACCGGACAGTCAGAAATATCCTGATAATGTTGTAATGATTAATGATGATCTGGGGGTGCGTCTGTTTTATCCGCGAATCAATTTCATGCCGGAGTCAGACACTACAGAAAATATTATCCGTTTTGTCGCCCAGAACATTGATTATATTTTTACAAATAAAGAAAAATTCACAAATTTCACTGAAGAAGAAGCTGTAGATTTTCTGAGAAATCTGACAATTGAAGAGTTTGGCAAAATTCTGGAATTTTATACTGAAGAGAATCTTCCAAAAGTATACATCACGCTCAAGTACAAGTGTCCAAAATGTGGCAGTGAAGATACAATCGAGTTGAATACAATCATGGATTTTTTTTGATAACCATATCCAATGAGAGTCTTTTGAATTACTATAATTCCAATCATATTTTGATGTACCATTACCATTATTCACTTCATGATCTTGAAAATATGTATCCTTATGAGCGGGAGATTTATATAGAATTGCTAAATAATCAGATAAAGGAAGAAAATGAACGGCGAAAACAGAGACAAAAATAGACGGCCAAGAAGAAAAGACAAATCTTCTGAACCGACAGGAAATATTTGGGATCTTATAAACAAGCTTTCCAAAAGAAAAAGAAAGAAAGATGATCTACCATCTTATGAAAAACGCCGTGTAAGACGTGATGTTTTAATATACAAAAATGTCAAGTTAAAGAGTGTTTTGAATGAAATTGACAGATTAATGAGTAATGCTGAAAATCTCCCTGAAGAAACCCGAAAAGAAATTGAAGCCATCCGTGACAGAATGATCAAGCTTAATGCCAGATTTGTCAAACAGGAAAAACAGTTATACAAAAAAGGCGCTGCTCTTGAAAGGGTGGGCAATTTAAGGCTGAATAATATTACCAATGATCCTTTCAGCCTTGTGGCAAATGTATTACAAAAAATTTATGTTGCCAAGGAACGCAAGGAACTGGAAAAACTGGCCAAGGAAAAGAGAGATTTTGAACGCCAATTTTCTGAAGAAGTTGAAATATTGGTCAAAAGATACCGGGAAATTTTCCGGGGATTGAACAAACAGCAGGGTACACAACAACAGATAAAATTACCGCCAAATGTTCTGGCTTCTCCAAGAATTCCTGATCCTTTTTCTGTTTCTGAAGAGAAAGAAAAAGCTCCCACTATTACTCCAAAACCTTCTCCTCCTTCTCCTCCTCCTGTCACTGTTGAAACGCCAAAGAGAATTTCTGCTGAAGAAAAAATGCGGGAGCTTATGGAAAAAAGAAAACAGCAGCCCCCTGTTCCGGCAGAAGCAGAGCAACAGCAACAGCAGAAACCGCAGGAAACAATTGTTCCAAAAAGGCCGGAAAGAGTTTATTCTGAGGGAGAAGCAAAGGAAATTTCTGAAAAAATCAAGGAACATCTGGAGGGTCAAAAAGATTTTTCTGAAAAATTAGAAGGGTTCACAGAAAATCTGAAAGAATTTTTGGAAAAACAGCAGACACCTCCATCTGCTCCAACCCCTGAAGAGAAAAAAATTGAAGAACACCCCCCTGAACATCCTGAAAAAATTTCACAACAACCAAAAACAGCCAAGACAATTTCCGAATTTCAGAAAAAAATTATGCTTCTTGTGTCAGGTATTGACAAAAAAATTGAAGAAATTTCCAAGACCCAGATCAAATATTTTGATGTATTTGAAAAAAAATTTGACAAGCTGATTGAACTGACAGGAAAAATTGAGCAAACCATAAAAACCTATATTGAAGATGAGCGGAAACGGTACAGAGAAAATCTGGAAAGAATGGATGAAACAGAATTTCAGGGTGGTGGTGGTGTTGATGTTGTCGGTAAAGAGGGAGGAAGAGGAAAATTCCCTTCAGTTATTCTTCCTTCAGATATAAGTGGTGCTGGTAGCGGCGGCGGTGGAAAAGGATCTTCAGAAGGAGGAGGAGGAACAGGCCCTTCAGCGGTGGTAACAGGTGCCGCCGGAGCAGGTGCAGGGTGGTTTTTGGGTAAAAAATTTCCGAAATTCAAGCTTCCGAAGATTTTCTCAAAAGCGCCTGTAATAGGAGCCGTTGAAGAAGGTGTTGAAAAGGCTGTTCCTGTGGTTGCCGAAAAAGGTGCTGAACAGGCTCCGGGCATGCTTGGAAAACTGGGATCAGTTCTGGGCAAGCTGAAACTGGACAAAGCGCTTCCTGTTGCCGGAAAAGCTTTAAAAATTGGCGGGCCAGTTTTGGCTGGAGCGGGAACGGCTTATGAAGCGTATCAGGAAAAAGATCCGCTTGGACGGATTATCATGCGTTCTTTGGGAAGTGTGGCAGGAACAGTAGTGGGTGGTTTTGCCGGAGGCGCATTAGGATCTTTGGCAGGAGGAGTAGGTGCAGCCCCGGGCGCAATAGCAGGCGGAATTGGCGGCAGCATAGCCGGAGAATCATTAGGTGCCAAGCTGTATGACAAATTGTTTGGAATTGATAAAGAAAAAGAAAAGCAAAAACAAACTCTCCCGGAAGAAAAGTATCCGACAAAACAGGTAAAAATTCCTTCCAATGCTGTTGATGCACTTGGTGTTTTCAAGCAAGTTTTGGGAGAAAAACTGGGTGTTGAAGCAGCAAAAGTTGCAACAACGGAAGGTGGATTCAGTCAAAAAGCAGGATTTTTAACTACGTCTATCAACCCTCAATCCCTTGCAGCCGGAGCTTTTCAGTTTCTTCCTTCTGTAGCCTTGGAATTGGCAGAAAAAACAGATACAGTCAAGGAAAAATTTTCTGATCTTTTGGAAAGAAAAAGAAAAGGAGAATCCCTGTCCAATGTAGATTTCAAAAAAGCCATAGCGGAAAGGGTATCTCAACTAAGCCTTGAAGATCAATTGCAAATGTACAAGAATTACATTACTCCTTTGATAAAATCTGTAGGAGGAGAAGAAAAAATTGATGCTTCAATGTTGAAATCTTTCGGTTTTGCTCCGGCAATATTCAGCAAGAAAGGAACAGATGATGTTGTATATAAACAAGGTTCCATCGCTGTAGCTCAGAATCCCTATCTGGATAAGGATAAATCAGGAGATATTACCAAAGAAGAAATTGTTGACTACTCCAAGAGAGTTGTTGCCAAAGGTGAAAATATAGTCAATCAGATTCTGGCTAAAGAACCACAATTATCTTCTCCCCCGCTTCTGAATGAAAGAGGCATTGAACTTGCCAGAAACAGTACCCAACAACAAATGCTCAGGGAAAATGAGCAATACCAGATTGTGGCTGTAAACAATGTGTATAACCAGATGCAAACCGGAACCTGTCTCTTATACACATCTGACGCTGCCGACGACTCCTTACGTGTA